AAGCTAGGAGATAATGTAGATGATTATATTAAATCTACTGAGGGATTTCTAGAGGTTAAATATCAGTATGAGAAAAATCCTAAATTTTCAGGACCTCCAAAAATACCTAATACTAGAGATTTTTGCGTGTATATGCTAGATAATCCTAGATTATTTAGCAGAGATGAGATAGATACTATATCTAATATTACAGGCAGGAATGTATGGGAGCTAAGAGGAGGATTTTATACTGATAAAAAAACTAATATAACCTATCCATTTTGCAGGCATATTTGGATGCAGAAATTAGTAAAGAGAAAATAACATGAGTGAAAGAGCATTATTTATTACTGAGCAGGGGCTAAAAGAGTACAGCCTAATAGATGAGAATTTATCTATGGACAAAATACGACCTACTATTTTAGTAGCTCAGGATATGTACCTGCAGCCTATTTTAGGTACGGATTTATATAATCAGATTAATGATGAGATTATAGATGATGATTTATCAGCTAATAATATTACCCTGCTAAGAAATTATATTAAGCCCTGCCTAGTTTACTATATCATGATGGAGCTACCTGTAGCCATTTCTTATAAGTATGTAAACAGGGATCTAACTAGGAATAATGGAGAGGGCAGTAATTATGCATCTCTAGCAGAGATCAGAGAGGTAACTGAGAAAAATAGGATTAAAGCAGAATTTTACGGAGAGAGATTAGTAAAGTATCTAATAGCTAATGATGGTATTTATCCTCTCTATTCTGCTAATTCTACTATAGATAAGATGCTGCCTATCAGATCAGCATATACATTAGGATTAATTTTAGATGATAGCCATGACTGCTCAGGGAGATTTATTGGTAACAGGAGAGAGAGCGACCTCTAAAAAGAGAGGGGCTAATAACTCAAATATAAAGAAATTAAATAAAGTATATGCAGAGCAGTTACAACAGGATAAAAAAGAGTATTTTAGCCTTTTCTCAGGCTCATCCTTTAATAAATAGTTTTGGGACAGGTAATCCTTTAGAGCTGCATAGTGCTAATATTTTGAGCTTTAAAAAAGAGGGTAAAGAGCATATTAATTACCCTTTGGTATTTATCAATATTGATAGATGCAGATCAGAGGGTAGCTCCCTGATTTATACTATCTCTCTAAATATCATGGATAGAGTAGAGAATGCTGCTAAATATGCAGGAGGTAGGGAGCTAAATGATTTTAATCAAGATATTATAGATGAGGTAGTATCTGACTGCATCCTAATAGCAGGAGATTTTATTAATCATTATTTTAATGATGGAGATGAGGGATTAATCATTACTGAAAATAATAATATACAGCCCTTTTTCGATATTCAAAATGATGTTTTAGCAGGCTGTAATTTATCTCTAGATTTTACTCTAGGCTTTGGCAGATCCATCTGCAGCCTACCTACATTTATTTTACCCTTTGCTGTTTATTTTGGAGTATCAGAGAGCTCATCAGTAGATCTATCAGAGGCTAGCCCATCTGCATACGTTAGAGATCTATCTAGCTATGGAGTAGATTATAACTCTAATGGATATTTATACCTAGCTATCCCTGATGCTGCAGGAGTAATATATAGCAGATGGTTTAATAGCAATATAAATAGAGGAGAGATAGGAGAGGATGAGCTATTTACTACTGAGGCTATAGAGATTAACGGAGATCCATACACTCTCTATATTACCAATTACGAAACTACAGGCAGATTTATAAATTTTAGCTAATGGCATTAACCAATATAAATGATAATTTTCAGCTAGATGCTCCTAAGCATTTAGATAATAGAACAGGTAACTATAGCTCAGTAGCAGAGGCTAATGCATCCATCCCTCAGCAGTTCAGGGTACAGGGGCTAGAGGTAGTAGTTATTACTGCAGGGCAGGCTATTAAGTACTATTATAGAGATGGGGTAGCAGATGCAGATCTAGTTATTATGCCTACAGGAGGAGGAGGAGGATCAGTAGCTTTTGCTGATATTACAGGGCAGCCCTCAGATAATGCTAACCTAGATGCAGTATTAGATACTAAAGGGGATATGTTTAAATCAGTGTATGATACTGATAATGATGGGATAGTAGATAAAGCTGAGAGAATTGAGATCATAGTTAGAAATGCTACAGGATCTACTCTATCTAAAGGTAAAGTAGTTTATTTATCAGGATCTACAGGAAACAGACCTAATGCAGTTTTAGCTGCTGCTAATGCAGAGGTAACTGCTACTAAAACTATAGGGATAGTAGTAGCAGATATACCTAATAATACTGATGGATTTGTAGCAGTAAACGGCACGTTACATAATTTAAATTTAAATAGCTTTACTGCAGGTGATATGCTATGGCTCTCTAATACTGCAGGAGATTACGTAGCTAATACTCCTCCTGCTGAGCCCTCTCATGCTGTATTTATTGGTTATGTAGTTAGAGCTCATCCTACTGAGGGCAGGATGGTAATAGCTATCCAAAATGGCTATGAATTAACTGAGCTTCACGGAGTAGAGATAACTAGCCCTGCTACTAATGATTATCTTTATTATGCCTCTAATGGATTATGGAAAAATAAGCAGCTAGCTAAATCAGATGTAGGATTAGGTAACGTAGATAATACCTCTGATGCTAATAAGCCTATCAGCTCAGCTACTCAGGTAGCTCTAGATAATAGATCAGTATCTATAGCTAATGCAGGATCAGTATCTATTACTATTACTGCTACAGGATCAGCTAACCTACAAACATTAACAGGGCACTCATTTACTATTAATGAGGCTTTAATGCCTGTAGGAGGTATTATTACTATTAATGGAATGACTGAAAGAATAGCAACAGGATCAGGAGTAGGATCTATTAGCTATGATGTTAATAACACTAAGAGATATATTACCTCTCCCTCAGGGCATCAGTATCAGTATCAGATTACATTATATAGAGAGAGCTCTACTGCTATTAGATTAATGGGAGGAGGATCAGGAGGACCATTTACGGGAGCTTTTGGATCAGCTAACCAATCATCTACTACTGCTGCAGTAACAGCAGGAGGTAACATAGTATTTCAGTTATCAGGCTATGGATCAGTTTTAAATGATCAGATAGCCTATAGATTTTTTAAGGCAGTTTTAACACGTTAAAAAAATGGATAAAAAATATCTAGTTACTCAAAATGATGAGGCATTATTTTTTGAGAATTTACAAGAGGCTCAGGCTTCTATGGTATCAGGAGATGCTGAGCTATGGGAGAGAGATAGTACAGGCTGCTACATTAAAATTTATTTATGAGAGTATTAATCATGGCAGTATTTCTATCATCCTGCAGCCTATTAAAGCCTCAGGTAGAGATTAAAGAGGTACATAGTAGAGATAGCATCTATACTAAGGAGATTGTAATTAAAGATACTATTTTGCCTAAGGTAGTAGTAACTGATACTATTAAGATCTCAGAGGTAAAATACTATCCTCAGTATAAGTATATCAGTAGGCAGGATGGAGATCTAGTAAAAATGAGATATATGCTAGATAGCCTAGGTAATTTGATTATTGACTGCAGCAGAGAAAATCAGGCATTAACTAAATACGTTACTAATACTACTGCTAGCTCAGTTAATAAAAAGGATCAGCAGCCTGTAAAAGTAGTTAGGGAGCTATGGCTATGGCAGAAAATTATGCTATGGGTAGCTTTTCTGATTTTGTTAATATATCTAGCTAGGCTATTTATCCTCCCTAGATTGTAGTATTTTTGTTTTGTCTTCTCATAGGCATTAGGTTTTAGGAGCTCCTGCAGATTTGTAGGGGCTTTTTTATTTATTAAGAAAAAAAATGTTTATGGGCTCAGGCTATCTCTAGGGCATTTTTTGAAAAAAAAACAAACTTTTTTTAATTAGGGTATTGACATTAACAAAAAAGCTAGTACTTTTGTCATGTAGTAAAACAAACAAAAAACCTAAAACTATGAATACAATGATTAACAAACTAAGAGAAATGCAAAACGAAGAAATCTCTAATGGATTTGCAAACGGAAATCTTTGGCATGATTTGCAAACAATCATTAAGAAATATGAACATTTAGAAGTTCAAACAATTGAGACAATTCAAATTTATAAAGGCATTGAAATCACAAAAAAAGGAAATTTTTATTTTTTTTATTTTAATGGGGTAAAATACACAAATACCAATTTGCATTTTGCAAAAGTTATGATTAGCAGATGTTTACGTGATTGATATGCCTAATAATGGCATTTCAAAAAAAAATAAATCAAAAATAAAACCTAAAATAAAACCTAAAACTATGGAAAACCAAAGTAAAAAAACAGAGCAAGAGAATAGCTATATGGTTATTTATTCTGATGGTAAAACAATTATGGATTATATCGTAGCTCCTAATCTTAAAGAAGCAAAAAAAATTGCCTCAGTAAATGCAAAAATTAAAAACTATGGCACGGCTTACTATAAGGTTTCAAGGTGCTATAATGGAGGAGTAAGGGGATCAAATAATACAACAAATTGGTATTAAAAAAAAATGGGGGATGCGCATCCATAACGCATAAAAAAACAAACCAAAATAAAACCTAAAACTATGAGCACATTGTACAAAGTAGTAGTAGAGCCTATGCAGGAGCATATCTCTGAAAAGCCTAATTTTTGCAGAGATTTTGCAAATAAGGATAAAGCAATTAGATACATGGAGGAGGTAGCAGATATTTTAGATCTATCTCTATCCTGTGATTATCATCATGCAGGAGGGATAGGATTTGATTATAGAGCCTATATCCTAGATGTTGAAGCATAATTAACTGAAACTTTTAAACCTAATATTATGAAAGTACTTTTTAAATGGTTAGTAATTTTATTTGCTATCCCTGTAGCTATCTATCTATTGGTAGGCTATGTAGTTAATGATTTTAATCTATCAAATTGGAGCAGCAGCGGCATACTAGGGCTAGCTTTTCTCTCCTTTGCATGGATCATCTTTGCTTTTCTAGCTTTAGCTATGGAAGAGCTACAAAAGATGGAGGATGAGAAATGAATGAGCTCAGATTTTGCAAGCCTAAAGCAGTATATTTTGATGAGATAAAATTTACTATAGGCATCCTAGAGGTAAAGATATTTAATGAGATTTTTAACCTAGATAATTTTACTCATCAGGATCTATCTAATCTATTCTCTAGTAGCTTTTCTGCTCATCTAAATAAAGGATTAAAAGATATAACCTATAATCTGCCATTTACTAGCATTAATGCATCTAGAGAGATTAATAAACTGCATACTATTACTATCTCAGTAAATAATGATGCATATCAATTAGTAATTTTAACTGAGGAGAAATGAGTAGATTAATATCCATGCCTGCAGATATACTAGAGGCATTTACTAATCAGATGGAATTATATCAGATAACTAAAGAGGATATACATAGGCATAGCAGAGTAAATAGATCTACTATCAGGAAAGCCCTAAAGGGAGGATCTATCAGGAAAGATCTACAGCTGAACATGGTAAATAGCCTAGTTTATTTGTTAAGAAACAGGCAGCTAAATGGAATCCCTAAAAAATGTAAAAAAGAAATAGCATAAGAAACAACAAACAAAAAAAGCAGTATTTTTAAGCATAAACCTAAAACCTATGAGTAACATTATTAAAAACCTGAGAGAGCTACAGGTAAAATTAAAAGCTCCCAAAAATCAGCGTAATAATTTCGGAGGTTATAACTACCGATCTTGCGAGGATATTCTAGAGGCAGTTAAGCCTCTGCTGCCTGAGGGATTTATTATCTATCTAGATGATGAGATAGAAATGATAGGGACTAGATTTTATCTAAAAGCTGAGGCTATTTTTACTGATGGAAAGGAAAGAGTATCAGCTAAAGGATATGCTAGGGAGGAGGAGATTAAAAAGGGTATGGATGGATCTCAGATTACAGGAGCAGCCTCTAGCTATGCTAGGAAGTATGCCCTAAATGCTCTGCTATTAATAGATGATAATAAGGATGCAGATGCTACTAATCAGCATGAGAAAGATAAGCCTGTATATCAGCCTAAAACTAAGGTAGAAAAGAAAGCTACTGAGCCTAAGGATGAGCCTAAAGTAGAGATTAATTTTACTAATCTATCAGATGAGCTACTAATGAGAGCCATTACTAAGTATCAGGAGGCAGGATCAGATGAGGAGAGAGATAAGATAGAGGGCTATTTAATGAGTAATTACTATCTATCAGATGAGCAGGTAAGTAAATGGGCAGCAGTTAAATCTAAAAAGTAATGAGCAGTAATTTAATTAATATCCTGCAGGGGCTAAATGGTAAAGCCTCTGCAGATGCTATCAGCTCTGCTATTATCCAATCAGTAGAGGATGGAGCAGCAAATCCATTAGAGGTAAAGATTAAGGCTAAAATTATGCAGGAGGCTCTATCATCAGCAGTAAAAGAGATAGATTTTTATGCTCAGGCTGAGGCAGAGAAGTACGGAAGAGCAGGAGATACTTTACATGGGGCTAAGTTTTCAATAGCAGAGGTAGGCTCTAGGTATGATTATCAGAGCTGCAAAGATCTCTATTATCAGGAGCTCCTAGAAAAGCAGGCAGATCTAGATGAGCTATTTAAGGAAAGGGAGAAATTTCTAAAAGCCATTACTAAGCCTACAGCAGTTATCCATCCTGATACAGGAGAGAGCTATGAGATTAATCCTCCTGTAAAATATTCTACTACTCAGGTTAAAATCAAATTACTATGAGCCCTATATTTAAAGATTTTCAGAAAATAGATAGCATCATATCTAATCCCTTTAATCAGGATAAGCATTTAGCTCAGATAGAAAAGATGATCGGATTATTTTTAGCTAAGCTTGGCAGGGCTATTAGTTTTAATCATAGCCATCATGAGCATTATGAGCTGAATATACAGCTAACTATGATACTAAAGGAAAAGCTAAATACGTTAATGAAGTAAAAAAAGGCTCTCCTGATGGGGAGCTTTTTTATCTTTGCCTAAAACCTAAGCCATGAGTAAAAAATTAGATGGATATAGTATCAGCAGATGGGTATGGGATTATCTACCTGCTACAGGTGCAAAGCCTGTAGATTATGCTCTAGCATTTTATATCTCCCATCTCCATAACTTAAATAAGAATGGAGGGCATTTATCTCTATTCTCTGAGGATATTTCCGTAAATCTAGGTATAGATACCCGAACTATTTACAAAGCCCTTAAAAGGCTTGAAAATGCCTCATTTATTTCTATCATCTCTGAGGCTAAAAATCAGTACAAAACTTTAAAGATTAAAATTACTCTAGGCATCCCATCTATGCAGGAGCATTTGCCTGAGCATTTGCCTATACAAAAAATGCAGGAGCAAAATGATATGCCTAAGCATTTGCCTAAGCATTTGCCTCAGCAAAAAATGCAGGGGCACTCCTTATATATAGGTAAAGAACTAAATACTAAATACTATTATGATGATTATAGGGAGAAAAATGATGAGCTTTTAAATCAGTTTTTAGCAGATGAGAGCTACCTAGAAAGCTACTGCATGAATACAGGAATTAAGAGAGAGGATTATGAAAAGCTGAGGGGAGAGTTTATTAAAAATGCTAAGCTGAAAGCTGATGCATATCCTAGATACTCAGAGCTCATTAGGCATTTTGCAAACTTTAGCAGAAAGAGGCAGCAGATGGGAGATCCTACAAACTCCAAAAAATCGTTAAAAAGCAAACAGGAGAGAGCCCTAGAGCTGATCTCTCAGAAAAAATAAATACTTTTGTTAAAACCAAAATCTAAACCATATCCTAATAGCAAAGCATTAGGAGGGATCTCATCTATAGTTACCCAATTCCTGTAAATAAGCCCCTCTAATTTACCTGTATATCCTCTTGCATTGATTTTCCACAGGTTAAAATCTTTATCTTTTAATGCCTCTAGCTTTTCTCTAATGCTATTATCTACAAATGGATTATGACGATGATCTGATATAATTAGCTCTACCTCAGGCTGCCCTATTAGCTTTTCATGTACCCAAAACTCAGCAGTAGGATTATAATCCATAAATACCTGCTTAGTAGATCTCCAATAAACCTCATTAAAAATATCCTCCCTAATGCCGTTTACTTCATTAAAAAAAGCATAATCTCTCTTACCTGATTTAGCATCCTGAGCATTCTCATAGCTTTTAAATTCAATAAATGAGCCATTAGTAAAATAGTAAATCCTATCTGAGGCATTATATTTATCTATATGCTTAGCAAAAAATGGAGTATCATTAATGATATTTCCTAAATCTCGCATAGCTCCTACCTTTAAATTAGGTATATCCTGCCCTACTATAGTAATCCTAGATCTGCTCTCTATAGCTCTGATGCATAAAACCTGCAGGATGCTATATGTTTTACCTGAGCTAGATCCTCCCTGATTTACTATGATCTTAGCTCTGCTATTATAGTTAGCATAAAATACAGCTGATACCTGTAAATCCATTACGTTAAATCTATCTCATTCTCAGCTCTAGGTAAACTAGGAGCAGGCAGTACATTTATGTTAATGCCTGTTATGATGCTATTATTTTCTATTACCTGCTTCTCATTTAGCCCATGATGCACCTTTAAATCAAAGATTAAGCCTGTAGTATTACCATCTCCATTAATAACAGCATCTACTTTAGCATTAAAAAAGAAATCATTAATATCTCTTATCAGATCATGATACTCTTTATAGGCATCCTCTCTGCCATAGTTCAGCCATGTTTGCAGGGTAATCTTTAGATAGTTCATAAATCCCTGCTTATTAGGTACTCTAGGCTTATGTACTTTTAAAATCATCCCTGAGTTTGTAGGATGATCTACACAAAAGGAGGAGCAGTAAGCTATATATTTCTCAAAGCCTGCTATAATATCCTCAGGGCTTAGCTTTTTATTTTTCTCTACAAAATAACCTCCATTTCTAGCCCCATCTATTACCTTTAATTTTACCTTTTCCATTTTCCTGCTAGATAAATTTTACTGCCATTTTAAAATGATTAGGCAGGGTAATATTTGCCTTTTTAATCTCAGAGAATAACTGAGGATTATCCGTAATAATCAGGCAAAAATCATGCTGATATAAATACTTTACATCAGGCTTTTTATCAGATCTCTCTACCTGTAGATCAGGATAAGCATTTAGGATAGATGAGGCATCAGATTTAGTAAATACAAATGCTCTAGGCTTTACTACTGCAGAAAATACTGAGAGCTCCTGCAGCTCTTTTAGTTTGCTCTCTGCCCATCTCTTAGCTGCCTGCCCTCCCCAAAGTAGATAGGAGATATAACCGCATGATTTATTATCATCTGCCTCCTGATAGTAAACCTCTGCCCTGCTGAGATAGCTATACATTCTTTTAATTACATTGATAGAGATAGCCTCTCCATTTGCTATCTGCTCAGGAGCTGCAAAGTATAATAATAGGCATGATATGGAGAGCTATGCTGATTATCCTGATGCTGTAAAAAATAATGCTAAAAAGGGCATTAAATTAAATGAGGCAAGAGGTAATAAATGTGCTACTCAGGTAGGGAAGATCAGAGCTCAGAAGCTAGCAAAGGGAG